GTGGAGGCGGATTCAATTTTCGATTGTCGTGGAGATGAAACACTTAAAAAATTAAGAAAAGAGGCAAGAGCAACAGGCAGCTGGGGCAAGTATGATTCCGAATGGGCTCATAGGATCCCGGTGAGATTGACCAAACACCGGTGGGTTCTAATGGTGCCTTCAGATTCAGTTGGTAAAATTGTTGGGGAAAACTGTCTAGGCCACTTCCAGTTAACCAATGATCCGTGGGATGCTAACATAGCTTGCAGAGGGAAAAACAACCAGGACTACGAATATGCCCGACTAAGATCACCTCAAGTGCAGTATTTTCAATGCAACAATGACTTGAATGACAAAGTCATAACAGTCTCGACACAGTGGCTGGGGGCGAATAATCCGGAACTCTGATGTTAGCTCATACCGCTGCAGTTGTCAATAGCCAGGGATAAAAAAACCCAATTGAAAGTCAAATATAAAACTCTGAAGTACGTACATGAATTCCGCGATTGAACCCACTCCTAAGTGCATTCTAGACCCAACTCACTGCAGCTCATTTGTGCCGATATGGATCCAAACAAGATACTTGAGTCACCATACAGGCCTTATCTGCCTGATCAGCTGATCACACACTTGGAGGCACAGGATCTTAAAGATGCCTCAGTGGAATATCTACTGCCAGAGATAGGGATCAAGGAACACCCCAGGAAGAAGAAGGAAATATTTAAGACCAGGCCCACCGATGTCCGCTTACCAGCACGGATCGACTCCCCACTTATACCATATCCAGAGTCATTGAGGAACTATATCAGAGGTGATGAGCAGGTAGCAAGGGATTCCTTTCACAGTCATCACACATCCCAACTTGATGAATTGGAAAGGACATATAGATTCCTTGTTGATGGGGAATTCATCACTCCTGCCCCTCAGAAGTTCGACATGGATTCACTAAAGAGGTTTGCTCGACAGAGATATTCGAGGAGGGAAGGATTAATCATGGCTGCTACTGCAGCTTATGCAAAGCGAGCAACTATGCATGATCTCAGTATAGCTGCTAAGATACATGTCCCATTTTCAACACGGCCGATACCCACATCAGAGTACACGCCCTTCATTGTAATGATACAACGGCTAAGGATACATATAGCAAAAGAGAAATCACATGTAACACTCAAGAACGATACATGGATTCCTGCTCCGGATGAGGCAGAATATACAATGTATTCAAACGGTGTTTATGTCTATCATTCTGAAAATAGTGACCATAACTTTCTCATCATGGCCTGTGGTGGCCATTTCCGAATTTTCCATCAAAAATTGGGTTATTACTTTTGCGGGTCAATTTCGTATCTTGACTACTTGTTTAGCGTGTCTGACATACTCAACAATCTAGATGTGCTAGCTGCCTGCGATGAATATCAATGGGCCACACCTCTGTTCCGAATTATGATTGAATTTGCCGAGAGGGAAGGTCACCATAAACAGCAAGTGGATTTTATGAAGGGATTAGAAGGTTTCATCTTGAATTTATCGGACTATGACACAAATTTTGCAATGAATTGGAAGCCCATACTTGAAAATAGTCATGGCCTATGGAAGCTGGATCAGGTCGTTAGTGACTGCACATACAAGTTCGAACTAATTCTTGCACTCATTGACGGCCAAGCGATACATTGGCCGGGGGAATCATTCTTATGTAAGATTATAGTTGAATCCCTGAAGATCACAAGAACACAGCGTCAAGAGATATCAGCACTTCATAAGCTCATATTTTATGCAGAAGTGGATGCAGAAGCCGGAGTCAACAAATTTTTAAAACGAGTTCACACACCCAGGGCGGTGGATCCGATTGCTGTCCGAAACATTACAAGGCATGCTAAGCAGCTATTCTTAATATCTTATTTCCGAAGACACAAGACATTACCTAATATCATAGGACCTCAATCGAAGGTAAAACTGATAGAGTTGTACATGATGAAGGGTGACTACCAGACTATCGAGTCACTACCCCTCAGCTGGTGGGATGAAGTAAAAATATTTGACTGCATGGACAACACACTCACTACTGATCCATTAGAATTTGCGAAAGATAAAGGTGCACTGAAGAACAAGATCTCGTTTGGACCAGGGGATAGTCGTAAAGAACTTCTCCAAATAATAGAACGGGAAAACTACGAGCTGAAGGACTTCTTTTCGACAAGAGTCATCCGACCACTTCCCAGGTCAGTATATCGCACGACTCAGCTATTAGAACCAGAAAACATCAAGGATCCTGCCAGACTGATAGAGAAAGAACGGGAGCAGAAGTGGGAGGCCAGACTCTTTGCGAATGGGGAACTAGAAAATAAGCATTCCCTGAGCTTGGTTGCAGCTAAAATGAAGAAAGCCTTGTCTTATTTTGATGAACAATTGATGACACCTAGTGATCGGAAGAGGAAAGCATTGATACACAATGCTGCACGAGAACTGGCATTTCAAGAAAATTATTCACTCCTCCTTGACATAGAAGGACACAATCAATCCATGCAACACAGCAACACGGCAGAACTTTGTGAATTCATTGGGAATCTATTTGGCTATGAAGGCTGGGGAGATCTACCTCATTATTTTTCCCAATTAACTGTATATCATTATGATGAATATGAAGACAATGCACTAGTTTCGCACGGGCAACTAGGAGGTATCGAGGGCTGGCTGAATCCACTATGGACCCTCCATACCACACTCATGATGAAATTGTTGAGGATCATGACAGACCTGGAATTAAAGACGATCATGGTATACTCTGATGATGTGAATGCCATATTAAGGATACCGCAGGCGTCGGAACCCATGGTGCAATCTGTATTTCAGAAAATAATGAAACATTGCTCAAAATTCGGGATGACAATCAAATACTCACAGACGACACTCTCCAAACACCGTATTACCATGCTCAGACAGCATTATGCAGATGGTATCAGAGCAGATTCTAGCTTGAAAAGGCTAATATCCATGAGTGCTGGCAATAACCCTATGCTGGTATCAGATGAGGTTGAGGTTGCAGGGATCTGCTCTGCATCATCATCTGCCCTAGAATTGAGTAATCACAATGAAGCATGCGCGTATTTGAAGAATTACAAGATGGGTTTGTTGCTTGTAAGGTTACCCCAGATGATTCTATCAAGGCCTCAAGAAGGTAGCATGATTTCTCATGAAGAATTACCAAAGAAGGTAGTAAACATACTATACAATGTGAAACAGGAGGTCAGTGGAGTAATCTTAGATGGAACAACAGATCTGCATGAAGGAGCAGTTAATGACATTGCGAACTATCTCGGTAGGCACCCAAGAGAGATTAACCGGGCAGCCATGGAGCAGGCTCTAGTAGGAGTATATGGTGTCGGGGTAACAGAAGAGAGAATGGTAGATAATGCAGACCGTGTTCTATACTTGCAAGTCTATGATGAATTTTTGCAGGATCTACTCTTTTTTTGGGCGTACATGCCGACTGGGATAGGTGGCCTGGGTGGTTCTCTACACCTTAATTTGATTTTATCAGGCCATAGTGTTGGGTTTTCAAAATCTGTGCACTACCTTCACAGCTGGATATCAAACTACTCATCTGATAAACTATTCTTTTTTAGATACATGATGGTCTGTCTATCAGTTGATGAGGATGTTGAACGAAATATGCAGGAATCAAGGCTGGCGAGTTCAACTTGGCCCAATGATAGTGTGATAACTCCAGCAAACACCAGCATACAGCAATCCATAAAGAGTCTCGTCAGAAGGATCACAGTGAACCGAGCAGTCCACAAGATGTTTGAACTGTCAGATGACAAGGAGCGGCTTGCAAATGTCATGGTCAATATATTTAGGCACAACTTCCATTCCAGAGTTGTGCAATTTTACCATGAGAATACGTCCATGCATTTTGTAGACCTGCTATTAAATAAAGTGGAGACAAGTTCTGGACTGTTGGTGAAAGTAAGACGTATTGATAGGCTTCGATCCTCTGTGGCGCTACGTGCAATCGAAAATATAAGACTGTCTGCAAATACAAATAGGACCTGCTATTTCCCGGTTGATGGACGCACAGACATAATTGACTCTCTATTACTCCGAAAGATGAACATGTTTCCAAAGGTGAAATTTGTCAATGTTGAAGAAGTGTTATACGATGATAAGTTAACAGAAGTGGATCGGAATGCAGCCTTGATAACAATCAGACGGTGTGCCCCAACCCATTTCTTAAATGGCGTCAGAGTATTTGATGATCCTAAAGTCGGTAATGAGACACTTTACAAAGGTGAACTTCTTGATGAACAACGAATGATCGGACACAAAGAAGAACTCCTTGCTGCCAAACTTGTAGCAATAACTAAATGGTTCTTAACAAAATCTAATACATTAAGTCTACTATCTGAATTCCATGAAAAAGTAGATGTGATAATGGCATGCAATCTATCCCTTTCCACACTCACAAGCCAACGATTTCACGAGCTTGTCAATTTTGCACCGACTGAGACAGGAGGAGAGATCTTACATAGGATACCGAACATACGATTCACAACATCGACATACATACGTGCCGAACTCAATAGATCACTAAGGTACACTTCAGAATTAAACCAAAGGCTGATGACCACCATGGGCCTAGTTGACAGTAATCTCAATGTGGACTACGTACGAATGAGGCTACTAGTTGCAGCAATCATAAGAGACAAATATGGAAGCTTGAGAAGGCTTGTTGTTAGGTACAATTTGTCGAATATGATAGGGATCAAGGATGTCCAATTCGTCACACCGAAAATAACAAGCTTTACTGTAACAGAACTGTTTAAGTCATACAGTGAAAAACAAGAGCATAAGCTATCAGAATTGCGATTCAGATACTTAGCACAGGCATATCTCTATGAAGAGAACATGAGTGAGTGGGCCCTAATGCCGAATCTAGGTCAAGCCAAGACTGCAGAGGAAATGGGTTACAATTATGTAACAGAAGTCATAATTAAGTATGCGCACGAACTGGATAAAGATTACATGTTGGTGCACCCCCGAATCCTTAAGGCAGAACTGTGGAAGCCCCTAATACAGAAGCTGGAAACACTCGACCAGAATTGGCACAAGGATAACCCAAATGATCCTCTACTGGAGATAAGAGATCGACTGCTTTGCGGGTTACGGGAGCGAGGACGAATAAGCCTTATTAATCCAAGGAATAAGATAGAAAGAGAGATCCAAAAACAATGCCTCGATGCTCTACACTCCACGAAGCCAATTGATAATGATCTGGATATAATTTCGAAAAGATATGGACAATTAAATAGATCCCGTCGTCACTCGGCTAATCTCAATTTCCAGTTATCCAAGTATCAGGCTGCACTGACCACATTAGAAACCCACAAGCTTAAATTAGCCATACACCTTCTAGCAGAGTACGTAATAACCTTTCATTTCAAAAGCGAGACGCGGTCGGGAGCAGTGTCATTCAATGTTAGGGAGTCCCTTGATGAGCTAGTGGCTTATGGACCCTCTGCTATTTCAGCAATGGTCATTGCACCACATCTACAATTTCAGATTTTGGTGCTCGGCTATGAATATGTGAAGGTAATATTGGAAAATAGGACTGCAGAAGTGAGAGACTTATTGATTGATGTCTCCAATGACGTTAGCCTGGCTGATATAATCCTACCCACCAATTTGCCATCACTACCTCAAATCACCAATCTGACAGGCAATGAAATCATCCCAGATTATTTGGAGGAAATTGAATATTTAATGACAGAGCTACCTGAATCTGCAATGCTTGACATAAAGGATCTGGGGCCGCTGAGTAGATTTGCCCACCGATGTTCCACCAATGGTGCAAGTCCGGAAACATTCACAAGTTTCACGGGTTCTGACTCACTCGGAGCACAAATCGGGCTATTCAGGTGTCTCCTGAACGAGGGTGTTATTGATAGAGAAATGACTATATGTGACTTGACTGCAGGGAGAGGAGATGGTGCTTATGCCCTAAATCATTTAAACATGAACTATGATAGCTTCAGTAGACCCGATACCTTCACGCGGTTAAATTACCACCCGAAAGTTCAATTTAGAGAAGAATATGATGTTTTCAAGGGAACTACGCTCAAATTTGTCAATATGTACGAACACATTCATGTAGATTTATCCTTTCCTGGGTCTTCTAATGCAAATATCCTTGATTTAGTACTTTTCTTAGAGGAGCAGAATTTGCAGTACAGTATTAGGATGAATTCAGTAGAGCTGGTTGGCTACTCTAGTGAGACAACACGGGATATATCAGAATATTCCCATTATTTAGCATATGCTGGGAATGCACTCTTGAAGCCGTATCAGATATATTTGGTAGGAGTGCCAGCAGGAAAGCGGCGCTCTTGGGCAGGACCGACATTTCGGGAGAGTATGGCATTTAGAGCTATGACAACGAGCTTTTCACGCCTATTGTCACCAGGGAACATCAATTTGCGATTGGAGAACTTTGAACCAAATTCTGTGAGTATCCAATTACCACAGGGTCGGGATTTGGAGGAGCTGATCAAATCCATCAGTGATTTGTCAGTGGACGCAGAGAGAAAGTACTACATCGAACGTTATCTATCAGAGATAGGTCCTGGTGGTACAATTGCTATTTCAATGAACCATTTGGTATATCCTGTGAAAACCGCTGTACATGACAGACTCAGGATATTCGAAATACAACAGAGCGCCATGTATACTGAAGTAGGTGTGTCTGACATTGGGAATGTTAGCAGAAGGTCTCAGCCTTATCATGAACAACATCTCAAGGTGTTGCAGGACAACAGTAGCGACAAACAGGTGTGCAAAATACTGGACTGCGATGACACACTGCTCGGATTATTCCGGGTGCACCACCCGGTATCTTATGTTCGATCCTGGTGCAACATTATGATCGGACTCAGGAAATTTTGTAGAGCTGAAGTGCTGTCAGGCCATGATTCCCTAAAAGAGGCAGCATTACTATTATCCACGGACAGCACCATGAAAATCTCACTCCATCAAAAAGAGATATTCTTGGCGATCAAATTACTCACTCTTTCAGCATCCCGCGACAATTATGCCTTTGGTGTCAGTTATTGTAGATCCCTCATAGTAAGGTCACCACACAATTCTGCGAGTATGCAGAGAACACTCAGAATCTATAGACTCATTAGCTATATATACCCCTTCATGAAGTACCTTTTATCTCATGGATTCTTTGGAATTAAGCATCTGGAATCTATAAGGAACGAACTGGAGATAAGAGAACCTGCCCGCTATAAGTATCGGAGACCTACCGAGGCTCCTGCACTCGGGTTGGAATCTGGTGCTTTAGCTGATTCAATAATTGAAGACAGCATAGACCGGTTATTACAAGGACTAGAGAAATATTCACAGACCCTGATAGAAGTAGGTGTGGATAACGAGACACCGGCCTCATTTGCCGAAACAGTTAGAGCAGCAGAGATGGTCTTTGACATAGGGATTAATAGACAGATAGAGACAGTAGTTGCAAGATTGAATTTGCAGCCGAGCGGTCCGCGAAATATCATCGATTTAGGTGACTTGGATATGCCTGATGACCCGGACTGGTAAATCAATGAGCTGTAACCAATAAATTTCATGGGTGTTTAGATCTACCGGGCGGCTCACTCTAAAGAGTGCTAAAACCTTAGACTAACCCGTGTAAAAGAGATCTCA